CAATTAAGGATGTTAGTGGTGTTGAATGGGATTCTTATCCAGCTTCGGTTGGCGAGCCAGAACCTCCGTCTAGTGATGTTATAAGTAAAGTCGGTTTACTGACTACGGATTTAAATTTATTTCTAATTCAAAAACATGATAGTTTTGCAGTTTTTGACGCTGTTGATGGTGTAGTGGCTTTGGCTTGGGAGAACTTATTAGATTATGAAGAATATCCTGAAAAAAGACTTTTTTTTAAATTTAATGAAGATATTACTTCTGTTGAAGACAAGTTATACGAAAAGGATTTAATACTGGATTATAAAGTTTATGTAAAAAAAATTAATAAAGATGAGGATTAAGAAAAAACATATTAAAGAAAATTTAGACGCAGAAAAAAAAGCTGAAATACAAAAACTTCAAGGAGATGTTACAAATGCTATAGATGGATTAGATGCTTCTTTTGTAGCGTCTGGTATTCCTGACGAAGCGTCTAAGAAATTATCAACAGACATCGTGTCAAGTGTTTTTAACGAAAGTAATAGTTATGAAACTTCTGACTATGAAGAAATAGCTGATAGGGTTAAAAAGGCTAATATTAGTGGTAATAATGTTGCTTTAGTTAAAGCTGACAACAATAAAATGTATTATCATATATTAGATGTTATTATTGATGATGATGGTATTCAATTTAAAGGGGGTATATCTAGGAGTAAGGATGAAATAACCAACCCTTTGTTGGGCAGTTACAATGTTACCCCAGAAAACGCATATAAAATGGGTCCTTACGCATTGAATATATTTAATAAAGTGTTAGATGCAGCTGAACGTAATAAAGTTCTAGATGTTTCTGATATGAAAAATCCTGAAATAATTTATGATGACGCTATTGATGAAGTTGATGGTGACCATTTTGGTGATGATGAGAAGTTAGATATTGAAGTAGGGGCTAAGGATTATGAGGAATACCAAGAATTATTGAAGGATTATGGTAATCATGGCAAACCTATCGATTTGGATTCTGTAGATGACGGTTTGCCGTTTGAATCAGTAAGACCTAAGATGACTAAAAGTGAGTTAGTGGAATCAGTTAAAAATATAGGTAGAAACATTGAACACCCTAGAAAAGTAATTAAAACGTTTAAAGTAAAAGATTTAAAAAATGGTAAAAAATAATAAAAAACAAATTAATGAAAACTCTTTATATTCTGAAGGTATTACCGAAAGAATAAATTCTAAGTTAGAAGAAAACTTAAGAGAAAATAAACATTCATTATCTGGTTGCGATATATTTCCTCAAGGTGACATTATATCCTCTGAAATGAAGTTAATTAGAGAAAGGTTTAAAGAAGTAGTTAAGAGGTGTAGAGAGGCTTTTAATATGGAACATGTTGATAACATTACCATAATTAAAGAACAAATGAATTTAGTTATGGAAGCTATGAAGATGGAGTCTGAGCATAAGGAGGTTTTGGAGCAAATGGCTATAGATATGGTTGTTGAAGAATTTGATATACCAGAGGGTTCTATTATTTTTGAAGCTAAATTAACATCTAATATAGATTCTAGTGGAATAAATGAAACGCCAATTGAAAATCTTGACGAAGAGTTTAATGACCATGATGAGATAGTTAACGCTAATGCGGAAGTACACAAGAGAAGAGTATTGAATGCTATGACTCAAGGTGCGTCTAAGAGTGTTAACCATATGTTCCATATGAAACATGACGAACTATCTGATATTAATGATACTTTACCAAATACCTATAAAAAGATGATGTCGGCTGCCGATATGATGTATTATATTATTCCAGATATGGATAAGGGTATTAGAGGTGGTAAGTGTGAGACTGAGTACAACCAAGATGAAAATGGTGTTAACGTACCTGTTGTAAATGCTAAAGCTATGGTGTTTCCTGTATTAATTCATGAATTATGTAAAGGGGTTATGGAGGTATTATCAACACATGGTTTACCTATTGAAGAAAATGTTGCAAATTATGTTATAGGTAAGGCTGACTTTTTACAAGCGGAACCTTGGGATATGAGACTTGGTCCAGCAATATGGCGAAGGTTTTGTGATGCGATACCAGCTGAAGACTTTAATTTAAAACATCAAGTTTACGTTGATGTTGCCTCTATGAAACCTAGCGAGTTTAATCATTTAATGAAAGAAATTATAGGTAAGACTAAGAAGGGTAAGTTAATGATTGGAGAAATTATTGAGGGAATTAAAAAAGAAATTGCTGAAGATGATTTTAACGAAACTATGGGTGACGACCATTTCACATTAGATGAATTATATTAAATAACACATACTTAAATTATTAAAAGCTCCATATATGGGGCTTTTTTATTTTTTACTACTTTTTAGATATTTATAATAAAAAGATAATGTTAAGTAGTAGTGAAATACTTTATGAATATTCTAAATGTGTACAAGACCCTGTACATACAATTCAAACTTACTTAGAAACTAAGGATTTAACTCAAGGTGGTTTTGTTCCATTTAAATTGTTTCCTAGACAAAAAGAAATTGTACGTTCATATGAAGAACACGCTTACAACTTAGTGTCTAAACCTAGGCAAGCTGGTATATCAACGACTACACAGGCTTATATGGCTGTTAAATCAGCTTTCTGTGACCCAGATAGACCAGAAACCATATTGGTTATTGCTAATAAATTAAAATTAGCTCAAAAATTCGTTAGAGGAATTAAAGATTTCGTAATTCAATTACCTAGATGGGTATGGGGACCAGAATACTACGGTTCACCTGAAAACGAAAGTAGAGATATATTTGTAACTGATTCTAAAATTGAGCTTGAGTTACCTAATGGTACTCAAATTATTGCTGTAGCTACCTCAGAGGATGCTCTTAGGGGGTATACGCCTACTTATTTGATTTTTGATGAGGCTGCGTTTATTGATAATGGTGATTCCGTATATGCAGCAGCTATGTCTTCTTGTGCTACTGGTGGTAGGGTTATGTTAATTTCTACACCAAATGGTATGGACCCTTTATATTATAGAACTTATGACCAATCTAAGGTTGGTAAAAATAATTACAATGTAATAGAGATGAGGTGGTATGAGGACCCTAGGTACATTAAAGATGAATATGGAAATAGGGACCTTTTTTGGGTTAAGAAAGATGATAAAGGTGATGTACTAGAAAAAATACAGGAAGTAGAATTTATAATTGATAATTACCCTAAGATGATAAAAGACGGTTATAAACCTACAAGTAGCTGGTATGAAAATATGTGTGCCACACTTAATAATAACACTAGAAAAATAGCACAAGAGTTAGATGTTTCTTTCTTGGGTTCTGGTGGTAATGTTATAGCTGATGTAGACATAAAATACTATGAAGATAATAAAATAGAGGACCCTAAGTGGGTAGATGGTAGAGAAAAAGAGTTTTGGATTTGGGAAAAGCCAGAAAAGGGTCACGAATACATAATGGGGGTTGATGTTAGTAGGGGTGATGGTAAGGATTCTTCTACAATAGTTATACTTGATGTTACTACAATGACTCAAGTTATGGAATATCAAGGTAAAGTTCAACCAGACATACTTGCCGAGTATGTTTATGAGTATGGTAATATGTATAAAGCTCTTACTGTAGTTGATGTTGCTGGTGGTATGGGTGTTTCTACGGTGCTTAAGTTAATTGAGTTAGATTATAAGTATTTATATTATGATGAACCTAGAGGTAGAATTCTTAATAGTAAAAAGAGTCAATTAGATATGTATAGTAGAGACGAAAAAATACCTGGATTTAATGCTAACGGTGTTAGAGTGATAATGATTCAAAGACTTGAAGAGTCTATTAGGAATAGAACTATAAATATTAAATCTAGAAGAATGGTTTCAGAGATGAAAACTTTTATATATAAAAATGGAAGAGCTGACCACATGGAGGGGTATCACGATGATTTATTAATGTCACTCGCAATGCCGACATATGTTTTAGAGTTTTCATTTAAAAAATTACATAAAATGAAGGAAAAAACAAAAGCTATACTATCTAGTTGGCAAGTTGGTGGTTCTTCTGAAAATAATAAGAATAACAGTGGATTTGTACCTAAAAATATGAGAGGTAAAAGTGCGTTACCTAAGCCAAAATTTTCAAAAGGGGTTTCTAAAAATATGCAAGACCCTAATGGTGATTATCTATGGTTGTTAAGTGGTTCAAGATAAAAAAGATATGGGTTCAGGTAAGAAAACGTTTATAAGAAAAACAGGAGCAAATGGTGTTGGCTTGTATAAGTGGTCGCCAGATACTTCTGTAGATAAAAAAGTAGATAATAATGTCGGTAGTGGGTACTTTTGTAGTACTCCTTCAGGTAGTCAAGGTGAGGATAATGCTGTAACGTATGTGTATGATATAGTTGTTGTTATTGGATTGCCAGTTAGGACGGCTTATGTTCAGTGTGATTACGTTGTATAACTATTGAATTTTTTATAAAAAATACTATATTAAAAAAAAATAATTTAAAATGGCTAAAAGAAAATTAACAGTATTCCAAAAATTAAATAATATATTTGGACCTACTGGTGTTCAGTCTTCAATTAATCAAGCTAATAGATACTCTATAGATAATGAATCAATGTTTAAAACCACTGATAAATCAGAGTTTGAGACTGCTAAATTACAAGCGCAACAAAATAAATATGTTAGTGGTTTGTGGAGAAAGGTTGATAATGAGATGTTTCAAAAGACAATTCATTATGAAACTACTAGAATTGGTTCGTATTCTGATTTTGAGAGTATGGAGCATTACCCAGAGATAGCTGCTACGTTAGATATAATGAGAGAAGAATCTACTACCGTTAATGATAAGGGTAGAGTTTTAAATATATTTTCTAACTCAAAGAGGGTTAAAACGATATTAGAAGATTTATTCTTTAATAGGTTAGATATTCATACATCATTACCAATGTGGACTAGAAATACATGTAAATATGGTGATAACTTTGTTTTTCTTAACATTGATGACAATGCTGGAATTATGGGTGCTAGGCAGTTACCTAACTTTGAAATAGAAAGAAGAGAAGGTGATGTTTTTGGTAGGGTTATGAGTACTTCTGATATTAAAGATGAAAAAGACTCTAAGGTTAAATTCATATGGAGAGGTAAGGACTATGAGTTTAATTCTTGGCAAATTGCTCATTTTAGATTACTTGGTGATGATAGGAGATTACCTTATGGTACATCTGTGTTAGAAAAAGCTAGAAGAATTTGGAAACAATTAATTCTTTCTGAAGACGCTATGTTAATTTATAGAGTTACTAGGGCGCCAGAAAGAAGGGTTTATAAGATTTTCGTAGGTAACATTGATGATGAGGATGTGCCGTCTTACGTAGATGAAATAGCCAATAGATTTAAAAGAACACCTATAACAGACCCTAAGACAGGTCAGGTTGACTTACAGTACAATCAAATGGCTAATGACCAAGATTTCTTTATACCTGTTAGAAGTGAAGACGCTCCTAACCCTATCGATACTTTACCTGGAGCTAGTAACTTAGACCAGATTGCAGATATAGAATACTTACAAAGAAAGTTATTTACAGCCTTAAGAGTACCTAAATCCTTCTTAGGGTTTGAGGATGCTTTTGGTGATGGTAAGAATTTAGCTTTACAGGATATTAGATTTACTAGAACTATCAATTTAATACAGCAGTCCATGATTATGGAATTAAATAAGATTGCTATATTACATTTATTCTTACTAGGATTGGAAGATGAATTGGATAACTTTACGTTAACACTTAATAATCCATCAACTCAAGCTCAAATGATGAAGATTGAGCAAATGCAATCTAAAATTACACTTTATAAAGATGCAACATCTGATGCGGGTAATGGGTTTGGCGTTATGTCCATGACTAGAGGTAAGAGAGAAATATTAGAATGGTCTGATGATGAAATAAAACAAGATTTACTTGAGCAAAGACTCGAAAAAGCAGCAGCAGCTGAAATGGAGAATACATCCAACATTATTAAACATACTGGAACATTTGATGAGGTAGATAGACTTTACGGAGATATAGAAGCAGCTAAAAATGGTGGTACTTCTGACGATGACGGTGGTGGTGACGAAGGTAGTGGTGATGACTTCAGCGGTGGCGGCGGTGGAGGTGGCTTCGGCGGTGGCGGTTTAGACTTCGGTGATGAAGGCGGTGATGACGCTGATTTCGGTGATGATGAAGGTGGTGATGCTGGTGATGATGCTGGTGATGATGAAGGTTTAGATTTTGGTGGAGATGAAGGTGGTGATTCAGAAGCTACAGATGAGTCTTTTAAAGATATAAATAATTTATTAACTGAAACTAAACTTAATTATAATAAAAAAATAAAAAAACATTCAGATAATTATTTTGATAAATTACTTAAATCAGTTAAGAAAGATAGTGATAAAATAATTAATGAAAGGGTTAAAGTTGTCGATAAGAGCATTAGGGTTAATGAAGCTATTAATGATATGATAGGTGGAATTGATAAAATGATTAATGAATAAACGTTTTTAACGATAATTACAATATTTATTTAATAAAGACTTACAATGAAAAATGAAAAAATAAACAAGTTAGTTGTTAATTTTGGTAAATGTAATACAGCATATACTAACTTTTTAACTGAAATAATTTCAAGTGGTAAGAAGGTTGGGATTAACGAAAATAGTAAACCTAATTCGTCAAATGATGTAAGGGGGGTATTTAATAAATATATTAACTTACTAAAAGAAAATAAAGTACTTAAAACACAATACCATATTTACTCTAATATAGAATCAAAGATTGAGTCAGATAAAGATAAGGCTTTAGAATTTGTTAAAGAAAATTTATCTTTAATGGATAAGTTTTCAAAAAAAGAAATAACAGAAACTAACAAGATTATTGGTAATATATTAAATGATATACCTTCTTCTAAGTTAGATGGGTATTATAATGTAAATGATTCAGTAAAAGAACTACATGAAGATATATCGACTTTAATTAACACTAAAAAAATGGGTAACACGATAAGTGTTATTTTGGAAACGAATCATAAAATAGTTGATTACATTTTAAATAATAAAGAAGATAAAAAAGAAGTAGTTGAAGGGTTAGATGATACTGTATTATCGAGTAAAGATTTATCAAAGTTAATGGTTAGTAAGTTTAATAAAGAATATAGTGATTCTCTTAGTGAATCTGAAGCGTCTTTACTAAAAAGTATTTTAACGACTAGTTCAGATGAGGGTAAAAAGAATATAATGTTTAATGAATCAATTAAGGAGTGTTTGTCTTTAGTTAATGATAAGTTAAAGTTTGCAGATATAGATTTAAAAACTAGTCTATTAGACCTTAAAGAAAACCTGTTAGATAAAAAATATAATAACAATAGTTTTGAAGTTGACATTTTAAAATTAAACACCTTAAAGGAAAGTTTGAAATAATATATGTTTAATAGTTCCAGCAACATAAAAAAGATACGGGAATTAGTTGACCAACTATGTATAAGGGATACTGAAGCGTTTAAGAGGTTAGAGATATTAAAGCTAACTTTAGGTTATAGTACGGATGGTTATTGGGATTGGAACATAAATGATAAAAAAAATAGAACTATTGTTAATAAATTGGTTAATATAAATGAATCTATTGATGACTTTAAAAGTTATAGTGTTGACAACGATAGTAATAAATTTAATTTTGATTTATTTTTTGAATCCTTTATTTCAAGTCCTGAATTAATAAAACATTTAGGTTTTGATGAGGATGATTTAAATTCTAATTTTAAGCACTATAGAGATTTGGTTTATGAAGATGACTTAAATGAGTTAAATTCAGAAATAAGTAAGCATTTCGATAGTAAAGGAGAGTATAAGTTTAAAAGTATTGCAAGGTATAAACATAAGGATGGACATACCGTTAAGATTCTATCTAGAGGGAGCGTTATAGAGTGGGACGTTAATAAAAACCCTGTTAGAATGGTGGGTACCCATATAGATATCACAAATTTATAATAAGATGGAGAAGAATAGTAAGGGAGTTCCTCAAAATGGATGGAATGAATATTCTAAGTTGGTTTTAAATGAGTTGGAAAGGTTAAATGAGAATGATGAAAAAATTCAATTAATACTTACCGAAATAAATCAAAAATTAACCAAAATAGATAGTATAGAAAAGGAGATTGAAGGGTTTACAAAATGGAAACGTTATATGGATGATGTTGCAAGTCCAGCTACACTTAAAGAAGTTAAAAAAGATGTTGCAACCCTTAATACTTTTAGAACCGTAGCAATTACCGTTTGGGCTGTAGTTCAAATAGCCTTTGGTGTTTTTATAGCATTGCTAAAGGTAAAAGATTAACTTGACTTTTTATTTTTTTATCTTATACTTGTAAAAACTAAGATACATGATTATAAGTAAAAATGGTAAGCAATTAATTTCTGAAGGTCACGAAAATTATAGAGTATTATCTGGTACAGTAGACAATAAAAACCCAAAAGCGTTATATCTAAACATATCAGCTTGGGGTGAATCAATAGTTAACGATGAAATAAATTATGGACCAATTTTAAGAGCTGTGACTAAAAAAATTAAAATTAAATTAAAGTCTTCTTTAAATTCTGATTTATTTCATGTTGATAGATGTATTGTAGATTTTGATATGCGTGAATCTGGTATATCTTATGGTAAGAAATCATTTATGAATTGTGAAATAACTATCTTCCAAAAAAAATTATTTAAGTTACAAGAAAAGAGTATTCAAAAAGAGTTAAAGTTTATTGGTGAGGTGATTACTGGTGATGTCTTAGAAGAA